TGTAGCTGGAACTGCTCACAAATTCACTCTCCCGTGGACCTATCTCTATTTGCATCCCGGTTACAAGATCACAATTACCCGAGCTGAAGGCTTCACGCATGTAATGAGGCTGACTTCTATTTCTGGAGGGATCGGAATTCTTGAGTGTGAAGGGATCGCGTTAGAGCCTGAGACATTTAATCAACCCGCAAATGGAGTCTTTCCGCCCGGTTACATTCCACCACAACCTATCCCTGCAATGATCGTTATGTCGATGATTGACTTGCCTCTATTCCGTGAGGCTGACGCAGGTAAACTAGGCTTTTATGCAGGCGGCACACCGCGCACAGGCGTTAATCAATCGTTTCAAGGATGGACCTTACAGTCCCAACGTAATAGCGTTTGGTCTTTACGAGCATCCTCAAACCTCCCTGCAACCATCGGGGCGGTTGTCAGCGCCACTGCCCTATCAGACGATCCCACTACGTTTGATAATGTCGGTACGATTACGATCGATCTCTACGGCACCGACATGACCCTTTCATCCGTGACTGAGGCGGATGTTTTAGTGGGTATAAACAAGTCCGCGATCAAGGACTTCATATGTGGGTTTAAAACCGCGACTCAGGTTGCGGGCTTTCCGAATCGATGGACACTCAGCGGGCTACTGAACGGACTGCACGAAACGTCCACACAAGTTGCCGGCGATTTAACCGGAGCAAGGTTTGTATTACTCGATCAAGCTGTAGTCTTTGTTCCCACTACCGAAGATGAACTAAACCTACTACTTGATTACCGCGGGGTTGCTAATGGACAATCTTTAGGCGATGCGGCCACGTTTGAATTTGCGTGGACCGGGCAGATCCTGAAACCCGAGCGGCCAACCTCAATCGATGGCCAATTCGATCTAGCCGATGGCTCTCTGTTGGCCGAATGGGAGAATGAGATCTTCCTAACCGCCGATGATACTTACGACTTCATTGTCAGAAGTGCGGCGGATGGTGGCGGCTCAGTACTGTTTGGGCCGATTGAAATTAAGCCTTTGGATTTAGCGAGAGTATCCAACACACCGCCACTGTTAGCGATAGAACCTTCGAGTGATTATCTACCGCTAACCGCATATACATATGTTGTGCCCGGTGGCTTTGACGCGACTTATACCAAAGCACAATGGAATGGCACTATCACTCTTCCTTTGATTTCCGACGTCACGATTGCTGACAACTTCACGGTCCGGGGAGGCGCATTTCTCGAAATGCAAGTTCCCGATGCGTTCGATCCGCTTAACAATACTCTGGTTCCATCGACTTTCGGATTCATTCAGAAAGTGGCTGCTACTGTGTTTGCTTCGTGGTTATTTGATCGGGAGCTGACCGAAGTTGGCTTGCCAGTAACCGCGCGCCCAATTGATGCTGTAGGGAGCGATTTCGATTACACAATCAGTTCGCGCGATCGATTCTCTATTCACATTCAACCAGACGGTACAGTGACCTTTTACATTAACTATCAAGGCGCGATGTCCGAGCCTTGGTACATCTCGCCTAATCGAGTTGATGTAACAGTTCTGCACCGTGCTTACTATCTAAATGAGCCGGGCTATGAAATCGCTGGAAGCACGCTCACAATTGGCGCTCGCAACACACGCTTGCTTCGCAACGTGCCTGAATTCCGATACCCCGGCGATGAGCAAAGGAGTCACAATTCAGGATCGTTACCAGCCGCAGTCCATGTAGGCGTGCGCAGGCGATCATCGCATCCGCTTGGACCACCGAGCGACTGGTTATACGCTACATTTACGAGACCATAAATGCCACTAAGAGACAACGTTCCCGGTCCCGATACTTTTCTACCTAAACAGGTTGTGGCGCTCGCTGACGCAATCGATGTAGATATCGATGCGACTCGGAGCGCACTCAGCTTTACTTTCGATGGTACAGAACTTTGGGATAACGGTTATTGGATCTCACAAACTGGATTCCATCAACATTCTCCACTGGCTCGTGCACTGTTCATTACCAAAGCTACAAGTGTTGATATTGACGTGTACGCCAACTTTACCCCGGATTCAGGGACAGCTATTCAAGTTTATGTCAACGGATTTCTACATGCTTCACCCGGTCTATCGTTTAGTTCGGGGGCTCAAACCATCACGCAATCACTACCATCGGGATCAAAGTTAGTCACGATTGTTGGCGGCGTGCAGGCGATCATTAGCGGCTCGATCATTGGTACTTTTCTGATTGGGTGCGAGTTCAATCAGCCAGCTTTGCAAATCCCTCCCGAGGCCCCATCTCGTTTACTGGTTTATGGTGATTCAACCTCTCAGGGTGGAGGGGGTGGAGGTACAGGGAAGAATGTTGATACGGCATGGCCCACTCAGTTTCGAATGCTTTCTACCCGCTCAATAATCGTGGAAGCAGCATCGGGCCGGGCGCTTCATGACGATGCGAGTTTAAGTACTCCACGCGCAGCCTTTGTTGCCAAACTGGTAGCGATGAATCCGGCGTCTATTCTCTTCCTGATCGGAACTAACGATCACGGAGCCAATGCCTGGAGTGCAGCCAGTTTCGGCACAGCTTATGCGGCGACAATCGATGATCTCCATACGGCACTCCCGAATATAAGAATCTATTGCATGACTCCTTTGTTCAAAGCAAACAGTATTGAAGGCGCAAACGGTTCAGGAAATAATTGCGAGGATTATCGAGAGCAGATTCGGACTATTGCCGCAGCGCGGGCTCCGTGGGCAGTCCTGATCGAAGGCACTGCGATACTCGGAAAAAACGAGATGCTGAGCGAGTCAAGCACGTGGCTGCATCCTAACGATCTTGGAAATCGCAACCTTGCTTTGTACGTTGACCGCTTTCTCAGTGGCTCCGACTCAGTAAGGTTCACTCCCGATCCCTTCAGCACTACCGCAGACGTGGTATGGGCTAACACCGCGAACGTAGCAACTACCGGAAACAGTATTCAAAAGAATGCAGGCACTGACGGGGCGGCAGATGCCGGAGGGTTTTCTACCAAAGCCGTTGGACGGGCGCCTTGGTTCGTTAGCATGAAGATTACCGAGACGAACAAAACTAGAGTCTTTGGTGTCTCAAGTACAAGTACGGGAATAAACATCGCCAATATCTTGTACGGCTTTAACATCTTTTCTACCGGCGCACTGTTGCTGTGGGAGAACGGCACTGGTTACGAATCAGGCGGACAGGCGTATTCAGCAAATGATGTTTACCAAGTAAGATCACCCGATGGAGTAAATGTCTATTTTGTGCGGATTCGCAGCGGAGTAGTAACAGTGTTGCGCAAGGCTTCGATACCGATCACGCCTTCAATGTATCCTCTTTTCGTTCAAGCAAACATCTTAGGATCCACAGGAACGATCACGGACGCTAAGATTCATGGGCTCTTGCAGTGACCTCAAGGGGTGAGACAATGCTCTGCCTCCGCTTCGCCTTCGCCTATAATTTCCCTTATCCCGGCCCAACGGTTGTTACGGCCTTCTATAGCAAGTTCGATGTTCTCAATGCGTCGATGGAGATCCATTGCACATTCGCTAACCGAGATAATTGGCCCTGACATAAATGCACCCTCGCAGCGTATTCCGGCATCGTGCAAGCGCCTACAAATACAAGACGGGCAGAGCAACCCTCCGTCGTCTTTTGTGGGCGAGATTTTCTTCCATGCCCAGTAGGGGATGACAATAACATCGTGCGACGTTCTCCTCGGTCATTGTCATTCTTCTCCATTCGTCTTTGATGAAAACCTCTTTGTCCGAGACCAACGTTATCGAACCAACACCGAACGCGGCTGCCGCACAGATTCTTTACGAGACGACACAGGTTGAGCAGCGTTAACTACTTTGGGCTTCGTTTGCTCAATAGGGACTTGCTGACAGTTACAAGTAGTTGTTCCATCTGCGTACATGAACAGAAAACACATAACAGTAATGGTAAGAAAGTCGATCATCTCCTTTGCTCCTTTGTTTTGTATAAGTGGGAAGTGGGCTGGGTCCACTTCCCCCTTTCGTTGAGTTTCAAAAGACAACGAAGACCGGGCATCCCCACGCCGCCATACAGCCGTTGTAGATCTGGTTGCTCCTATCCATACAACTAGACCAATTTTGATTCCCTTCAATCAGCAAGCAAGACTTCAGGTAAGCGGCCTCTTGCGCCTGGCAGTCCTGGTTGGCCTGTATGTAGCTTGGACATGTGGCGCATTCTCCGGTTGGCGCGATCATCTCAAGCGTCGACTCAATAGGCGTTAAACCCGCATGTTGTTGCGCTGCGCTGTCTTGTAATTCGTTGAGGCCAGCGGTCGTCTGTCTTCCGTGTTGGCGGGCGGGAATAGCTGCTATGGCCAGCAAACCGAGCAAGCCCAGCGACAATAAGATCACACGTAGGTTCCGGGTTGATATAAACTTCATTTCGTGAGTTTCCTTTCTCTGAGTTTAAGGGTTTAGGATTTAAGGAGCCGGACGCAACCGCACTCCCTATGACTTTCCTTCCAAGTGAACTGTGGCTTTGCCTCATAAATGAAAGTTACCGTAATAATCCGCGAGATTTTTCAAAAATCAGATTGACCGCTTCGCGCCGCGAGCGCAAAGGTCTTTTCAAATTAGAATTCTAAAATCAAATCATCGTCAATGATTACCTCTACGCGCACTCCAGCAACGCGGGAGTATGCGAGCAAGATTGCAAGTGGTGGCTCGTTGACACCGTGCTCATACTTGCTGATGTTGTTATATGGGATCATTCCGTCAAAGCGTTTCGCCAGTTGCGGCTGAGAGAGTCCGAGTGTCAATCGGATCTGTAACAGCTTCGCTGCCAAGTGCTTTGGGCGTGGTCTTGCGTGGCCCATTAGAGTCTCACTCCTAACGTCTCGATCAACGCTTCCTGTGCCCTTGTGGCGCGTCCTTCGATAGCAACGCGATACAGTTCATAAGCGCCTTTGTGGAAGTCGCTGTGCGAGTACAGAACCTCTGCCGCTTCATCTATCGCGGAGAGTGCCTGTGGCACGTCCGGAGTCTTACTCTTTAGGCTTTGACTCAGAATCATCAAAAGACGCCCTAGACTAAGGGCCGCTTCGGGATGTCCCGCGTAAGGCTCAAAAGCAATTTGCCAGTCCTCGGTGTCCAGTGACGGATTCTCGGTGTTAGGATTGTCTTGCATGGTCGAACTCCTCTTATCCAGGATTCGGCTGTGAAGGGATTGGCGAGTGTTGATAGCACTTGCCAGTCCCGCCTCTTGCGAGGCTGCCCACTATAGAGACATTGTTTCATCCGTGCAAGCTTTAACTACGGGTAGGCTTCTAATTGCGTGGTGCTAAGTCTATGCTGAAAACCCCGGCTTCTTGCGGATTAGCTTGGATTCGTAGAGTTCGTTGATGAATGCGGAGAAATCGTCCGCTAATTGAACAGCCGAGATCGAAACCGCAGACATGTCGATATTTTCTGTGTCTGTGCGCGCATCCTTTGCCTTGAATTTCAACCTTGAAGGAGCGCCGCTATCAAAGTCTACAAACCACCATGAATGGACAATTCGATTTCGATCAGCATTGATCTTTTGCGCTCTGGAAATCAAATGGTCAAATCTTTTGACTGTCTCGGGAACCTTAACTTCGTAGTGAAAGATAGACGATAGAAGATCAAGCAGTTTGCTAAAGGGGACCATAGCTGTAACGCGCTGGCCGATATTCTCATCAGTAGCGGCCATGATCCAGATCAGTCGGACGATCAGAAATTCGAGATGTTGGAAATTTACGACTACTCGACCTACATCTCTTACGTGATCTTCAGGTAGTAACGATTTGTTTGCCATCATGCCGCTTGCTTCTTGCTCTTTGCAATGTGCTCTTGTTCGGCAACGTCTGGCCCAAAGTCGAGCGGTAACTGTATCGACTCGCCTTTGTTGTAGAACTCGTTAAAGCTATCCACGTCCTGTTTGAGTTGATAACAGTCACCGATGATTTGATTGCGGCGTTGCCTAAAGGCGGTTTCGATAAACGAGTGGGCGGCCTTCCTCATGTCGCCCCACAGCGTTACCAGCTTGCCGCCTCGACGGACTCTGGCCGCATGGTTCATCCGAACACGCCGACCGCTTGGATCGTCCTCAAAGTGCTCGCGCAGCGCCTCAGCGAAATCTTGCGCGCACTGGTTTAATGCCGCTTCATCGTGACGTTGCCACTTCTCATTGATGATTGCCCATCGTGCCATTTCACGTGTGGTCGCGGTTCGCTTACCTGTGGCCTCGCAAAACTCGAAGTACAGGTCTAACATTTGTTGCTTGTAACTCATGTCAAATCCTCATGCTACACGGCGGTTACTATCGTTAAGGCTGGGTTTATAGCCCCAGCCATCGGTTAAGGCTGAATCCGAAATCAGGTGTCTAACCTTAACGAGTAAGTCTCTATACTGAGAGTAGGGGATCTCGCCTCGGTATTGCAGTTGGCCCACAACAATTCCCGCGTTGGCGTTCTTTAGCTCTGCAAAGGCTTTAATCTTGCGCTTGGAGTAAAGCGGCCTAACACGAGCTATAAAGTTTTCTAAGTCCGCTTTCTTTACAGCAAACTCAGCCGCAAAAAGATCGGCTCGCTTTTCCATTTCCGGCTTGTCATTCATGTACTTGGCGTCCTCGCCGACAAGGTTTAAATCCAGGATCGGATTGTCTTGTCCCTCATGGTGCTTAACGTGGTGCATTTCATGTAAGAGCGTGTGCCAAAACCCATCTATCCGATCTAATCGTTGCGAAAGACCGATCACAGGTGAGGTTCTATCTAGCCATGTACAAACGCCATCAATTCGCGTTGTCGGCAAAGCCTCAACTAAAACAAATCGAATACCGCTCTCCGAGAGAATACGCGGCACATGCCTGACTTCTTCAGGATCGCGCATCAACGGACGCAAGTTTTCCAGTGCCTCGTTGCAACGACGATCCGTGTATTTAACAGCAGGAACATATTGAGCCAATTGACGCACGCGAACCATCCACGCGACTTGCGCCGAAGTTGCTTCCATTTCAGACGCCGACTTTCTCGCCGCAAAATTGATCTTTGGCTGCTCTTCCATTGAGGCAATCCCTAAGAACTTGCAGATCCGTTCCTCTAACAAGCCCATGTCGGCGCTCGGCTCAATCCAGCCCCGTTTGATCATGTCTTTGACCGGATAGTTTTCATAAAGCCGAAGCCGTTGGGTTACGCCCCCGTTATCGTGCTCAAGTTTCGTTAGGCGATAAGCGGCCTCTAACGCAAGCCAGTATTCGGCTGTATTACCTAGTGCGGTTGCTAACCCCTGAGCAACCTCAGGATTAATCGGCTTTGTGCCAGCCACTAAGCCGCTGACCTCGGAAGGGTGGCGTCCGAGGATGAACGCTAGATCGCGTTGCTCCCAGCCGCGACGCTCTAGTTCTTCCTTTATTACTGAACCGGGAATAATGATCTCACTCATGAATCCTCCTTTGAGAGAGACTGGTTTGGAACGGACTGGATTGTCTCACCATAAGGCGGGCTTGTCAATTCACTAATTCATGAATTCATGAATTAGTGAATTACACTCTCGACAAAACGAGGACCAAAGAGTATAATTCCGGCATCGAAAAAGCCCTGCCAGTTGCTTGTAACAACCGACAGGGCCATTGAAAATCAAACGCGATTGCTCACGAGTGACTTCCAGCGACTTCATTGTGAGCCATCGCCTAACCAAAAGGCAAGAGGACACAATGACACTGACAGACCGCCAGATCACTGACCGCGAAATCAAAGCACTCCAGATCGCCGCTAAGACTCAACTGAAACGCAAAGGCAAAAGCAACGTGTGGTTGGTTCCATCGCAAGCGGGCCACGGCGAATATGAAGTCCGCCCCGATCCGCAAGCGCCGCGATGCACATGCCCTGACTACGAATTCAGAAACGCTCGCTGCAAACATATCGTTGCGGTCGAATACGTTTTGATGCGCGAACAGAAACCGGATGGCAGCACGGTTGTCACCGAGACAGTGAAGGTCACGCGACAGACTTATTCGCAGAATTGGAAAGCCTACAACTACAGCCAAACGCACGAGAAATCAGAACTGCAAGCGTTGCTGTATGAACTCTGCAAAAACATTCCTGAATCTGAGAAACCAAGAGGCAAGGGCAGACCGTCGCTATCGTTGCCGGACATCATTTTCTCCAGCGTGACGAAAATCTATAGCACGATCTCAGGGCGACGCTTTGACACGGATCTCCGCGACGCAAAGGCGCGTGGCTATCTGATGCGACTGCCGCATTACAATTCAGTGTTTCGTTATCTCGAATCAGAAGCATTGACACCTTACCTCTACGAACTGATTACGCTGAGCGCAGCGCCGCTCAAATCGATTGAATCAGACTTTGCGGTTGATAGTTCAGGATTCAGCACCGGACAGTTTATGCGCTGGCTGGATGTCAAATACGGCACTAAGGAAGATCGTCGCCAGTGGCTCAAGCTACACTTAATGGTGGGCGTCAAAACGAACATCGTCACGAGCGTTGAAGTCAGCGACGGTTATGCACATGATTATCCGTTCTACAAAGGTTTGGTTGATCGCACGGCTGACAGTGGATTCAAGATGAAAGAGGTAAGCGCAGACAAGGGCTATCTCGGTGCAACGAACATGCTGGCGACGCTGCAACGCGGCGCGATCCCTTACATTCCATTCAAATCGAATTCAGTGCCGGACTCACGCGGAAGCTATGGCCCTAAATCAGAACTTTGGACGCGCATGTATCACTTTTACGCGCTCCATCGTGCAGAGTTTCTACAGCACTATCACAAGCGGTCCAACATCGAAACAACCTTCCATATGATCAAGGCGAAGTTCGGTCAACGGCTGCGAAGTCGAACACTCACGGCACAGATTAACGAGGCTCTTTGTAAGGTACTTTGTCATAACCTCTGCGTGGTGATCCAGTCCGTGCATGAACTAGGGATTGAAACAAACTTCGAGGCAGCGTGAGACAAGATGCAAGCGTGGTTGCTACTTTTCGTCATAGCTATCGAGCAGAGCAGGCATTACGTAAACGTGATGAAAGAATTGCTCGACACAAGCAATCATCGCTTGCGCGTCTTTTTCTTCAAACGAATTCAGATCATCGTTGTCGTCACCGTGTAATTTTTCATTCGCGGTGAGCCTTACTCGGTGAGCCATTCTCTTTAACGGTTCGGTAATTTTCCCTTGAGTAAATAGGTCGTCGATCTTCGCGTTAAGATTCTTACCTTTGGCTCCTAACTGCTTACAGCTCGCCTCGACCGATCTCCGGCACATCGCAACGGATGCTTTGTACGACTTAACCCAAAAACAGCGCATGGCCTCCGCAAAATCTTCGGCTATATCTTGGGGGACGCTTGAGTCAACAACATCTTGAGGCTTACCTACAGGATAATGATGCAGATAGCCGAGTTTTGATGGCTCATTAAGGCTGCGCGTTTTTAGGGCTGTCGCTAGAATGTGCTCAAGACATCCTTGACACTGCATCCCAACAGCAAGTCTCTGCGCCCACTGTCCAAGTTCTTCCGCGTGGACCGTCGTTACTTGTATAAAGACGGTTCCTTGTTGACAGTGCGGACACGTGCCTCGCAGAGAAAATTTGCCGGATTCAGCTTCGAGTTCTGTAAGGTCCATGTGCTTAGGCCAGTCTTTCCAGAGAACGGCCAACGAGTCACAAAGAAAAGAAATTAGGGAGCGCCCGTCTTGGTTGAAGTTCTCCGGCGCATTGTCTACTGATTCAACGCTTTTTCCAAGTCCTAACATTTTCATTAAAAGGGCAGGATCGATAGTTTCAGTAATAATCACCATTTATGAGGCAAAGCCCCGTTTGCCCGTTCGCAGCCGGGCTTTCGCCAATCGACGAACCTTCCGATTCCGATGTGCGGTTGATCTCTTGCCCATGACTCAGCCTCTCCAATTCAACGATGCGCTCTCGTGCAGCCTTTAATGCCCCCTTCACGATTCGGTGCGCTTGTAGCGACACGGTTGGCTCCTTGCGGACTAACGGCACGTCGTGGATCTCGCTATCAATTTCTTTGTTGCCGTTCTCTGTGAGTAGGGCCTGAATACCAATCTTCAGACCAGTATCGAACTGCATCCGCATCAATAGGCCGATATACTTGCCGATAATCAACCGTTGGCCTTCTGTCAGCCCGTGCATGATTTCGCCAAATTCTTTCTTTAGCCGCTCGATTGATTTGCGCTGCCTGTCCGTCAACCCGCTCCGGTGCATCCAGTAACGTTTGACGAGCGATGCTATGTGGTCTGTAAATCCTTCGGTCCCGAGCAGTCGGGCGATCACGACGGCGCTGTTAACTCGTGGTTTTGGGTTTCCAGTATCAGGCATCTTGCTCCTAGTCTAAGGGATTTAGGCTACGCTGCTTCCTTAAACTCATGAAAGCCCGGCGTACTTGATAAATGGTGAATGTTGTCATCTGCCGATTTCACGCACTGCACACATGATCCAGACTGAATTTCTTTCGCCTTCTTTACGCCCTCGGCGATGTTGGTTTTCACAGCATCAGGTAGAACTTTCTTAGCCCGAGACTTCCTTAACTGAAACTTGTGTTGATACTCACCGGGGCCATGTATCGGATCATTCTCCGCGGCCCCGCAGACTTCGCTATCTGTGAGCGGGAACTTACAAGGATGACTCTCCATTGCCTTGATGTTTGCCGGCGCAGATTGAGATCCTTCTGCTAGTGGAATAAACTCATCCAAGATTAGATCGAGTACGTCTTTGTTCTTTCGCAACTCTGCGATTATTTCCTTTGCTCGATTTTGGATTAGTGGAATTCTGCTTCTCATAAACGTTCGTCCTCTCAATATCAGATTGCCGGTTGAAACTCGCCCCACTCTGGCTTGTGGTCCGCAAGTAGAGCCGCGTTAAAGTCGGCCATGTTCTTAATTGAATTCCATCGCTCAGCGAGTGTCTTATGGACCGGACATTGAGCACTCGGACGCGCCTGACGAGAGCCAAGCGGAATCAACGCCCCAAAGCAGGTACAAAGCCCACGCTTAGCTGCCAGATCCGCGATACTCAAATGGCAGTCGCATTGTGGATTGTCACACGTCTCATTCATCGTTTTACCCTCTCAGTTAAAAACAATGGGCGATGAAGTTTCCCCCGACACCGCCCATCTCAAATAACGTCTCAATGGTTTGTCACCGCCCCAAGACGCTATCAAGAGGACTATTTCGTCAACTGTCTTTGCACCCATGCCAGCATCCGTTGATAGCGGGCTTCTGGAGTGATCGGCACCCAAGCCTTAGGTATTTCGCCATACCATCGGTACGGGCCTTCCAATGTAACGAGATCCGAACCGTCTAACTGGATGTCGTTAATTTCGACCACTTTCCACGCAACCAGACGCGGCATTCCTAACTCCATGCCGATCTCTTCCATCTCGCCACCGCCATCGATCTCATCGTCAAAGTGATCAATACCGATGTCCGCAAGTTGCTCACGAGTCTCGGCAATCAGATCCCTGCCCTTGTGTTTCGCAAGCGCCCCGATGGCGCAAACGTCGCCTTCGCGATCAATCATCTTGTGGGCTATGAGTCTC